AGGCAAAACGCTTGACAAAGTATAAAATCTGCTGTATAATATAGCCATAAGATAAAGCAAGGGCAAAAAAGCCCGAAGGGAGTTAAAAATTATGAAGTACGATGTAACATTTTCCTGCGGCCACACTGCTACGATAGAGCTTTTTGGTACAAACGAACAACGCGAACGCAAAATCAAGTGGTACGAGACTTACGGCGACTGCCCCGATTGCTACGAAGCCCGCATAAACGCCGAGAACGCCGAAGGTTGCGAAGCCGTAGAAATGTCCTACCGCGAATACAAAGAAAACTATGGCGAATGCAAGACCGAGCGCGGCAGCTACAACAAAGAAACAAAGACCATCGTGGTCTACGTCCCCCGCACCGAAACCGAAGAACCCGAAACTGAGAAAACGGAAGAAACCGCAAACGAAGAAGCCAAGGAACCCGCCGAATACGAAATCAATAACATAGAGTCCGGCTTGGCCAACATAACCCCGATTGAATTTGTGGATGCCTACGGCATATATGCGCGAGACTACGGCACAACGCCGCCGGAGGAACGCCGCGCCAAGAGATGCCTTGTCGGCATAGAGCTACTCAGCGGGCGGCAAATAGAGGTATTCGGCAGCAGGGAAGCCATACAGCCCGCTATGATACGGCAGTGCTGGGAGTACATAATGGCAAATCGCGACGCGCTGCTGCCCATGTTATTAAAATAAAAAAGGAGAGAAAAAATGCGAGACGAAGCAGTAAAGACACTTGGGTATATCTACGGGCTGGCGTGGCAAGTCAGCCCCGACAAATTCAGCAGCCAGTTTATGTTTGATTCGGCGCAACGCCGCCCGGCATACGGCTTTGCAATGTCAATACGGTGGCTGCTGGCCAACCGCAAAATGACGCACCCCCTTGAACGCGCCATAAGCGACGCATTACAGCCGCTTACGCCTGAGGACTTTGACGACGGCGATAAAATCATAAGCGCGGAGCAGCAATGCATGTGGGACTTGGCTTTTTATCGCGGTAAGGTCGCGCCCATCCTTAGCGACCCCGAATACCTTACGGCGAAAATGCGCGAAAAGGGGCTGACGATGGAAAAAGTCGGCGCTGCTTGCGGCATGACCCGCCAGTCCGTATCCGACTGGACAAGCGGGAAGCGGAAAATCCCCGAAAAGCACAAGGCCACATTGGCAGAGGTTTTCGGCATATATATGTAGGGCAAAAATATTTTTAACTTTGTCAGGCAAAACGCTTGACAAAGTATAAAATCTGCTGTATAATATAGCCATAAGATAAAGCAAGGGGCAAAAGCCCCAGAGGGAGTTAAAAATGAAGGTTTACAAAGCGATTGAAGGCACCGAGACTTATGAGCAATATGGCGAAGATTTTATCCCCATGTGGCGGGTAGCGGAAAAAGACTTCCCCCGCAGCGAAGTCCGCGCGGCTACGGCAGATGAGCTTATAGCGGCCATAGACGACGATGCCGAGTGGGAGCCGAATCTTGTCGAGGCGCTGTGCTATGAGCTGGATATAGACTTTGACAGCTACGAGGACTGCGACTCCGCCTACGATGCGGCAGTAGCCAAGCACGCCGCCGAGGCACTGAACCGCTAAGACGCAAAGGACAAGGGGCGGCAATACCGCCCCAAAGGAGAGAAAAAATGGAAGCAAGGATGCCGAGAACCAAGGCCGCGCTGATGGCCTTAGCCGAAAAGTACCACATGGAATTTTTACGCCACTACATCACGGACGAGGGCTACGGGGTGTACTGCGTATCAGATGAGCGGATACCGGAGCTGGATGCACTGGCGGACGATGACGAATGGGGCGATGCCTGGATATTCGACTGGCTCAACTGGACAAGCCCGCCCTATATGTACCGGATATTTTGTCCCAAAAGCTGGATAAATCTTTGGGGCTGGGTGGAATAACAGGGGAAAGTAAAAAGATGCACGGCGGCGCATCTTTTTCTTCGGTTTGAAAACCTAATAGTAGATGTTTCAATCCACACCCGTTGCCGGATGGCACTATTAAAATACCACAGCATCGGGCATATGTCAAGCCCCCAAAAAATAAAAAAGCCCCCATCAGGGGGCATATTTTATAAGGGTTCTCTCCGCCGCCTTGTATCGGCGGCGAATTTGGTCATACTCCAGCGGCGCATCGGTGTACCGCGCCTGATACTCCGCTGTAAGCCTGTCATACGGCACACCGTCCAGCAGATGCCGCGCCACAAGCCAGCGGTCGCGCTCGCAGAAAATCCGCTGATAGATAATCCATTCCCACTCCGCGCGGGAGAGGGTCTGCAAAATATTTTTGTCCACCACACAGGCCGGCTTCTCATCGGCCTTTCACCTCCGGCAATTTTTGTCGCAGAGGGGCGGCGGCAATCTTACTTCCTGTCGCGGGCTATGGCATCATACGCGCCATTCGCGGCAAGGGACACAACCACGGCATTTATCACGCATAGCGCACCCGCCTCAAGGGTCAGGCCGCCGGTGAAAAAGGTGGCGGCAATAAGCACCACAAGCGCGATTACATAGCTGGTCAGGCGCGTGGGTATTTTGTCGATGAAGCCCACACCCTTTATAAGCTGTGTGATAAGGCTGGTAGCGAGGGTCGCCCCCGCGTAAGTCAAAAGCACCGCCCAAGTAAAAAATTCGTTCGTCATGTTTATCTCCTTTCAATTATGTGCTGTAAAAGTTCTGCACGGGCGTTTTTCAGCCCGTCAATTCCGTTTCCGTCAATCTCGTGATTTATCAGTGCCACAAATCCGGTTATGATGGCCTGATTTGTGGCTTCCTGCTGCTCAAATTTTATGTTAATTTCTTCAAATCGCTTCAAATCGTTTGAATCATGCTCAAGCGCCTTGTCAAGCTTCTCCCGCGTAGATAATGCGGGGGCTATGATTTCCCTTATCGCCTTTATGCCTTGCGCGATAAGCACGATAGCCCCCAGTATTGATGCACACCATCCCCACCATTCCACGGGCTACACCTCCGTATGGGCTGTTGCAAAGGCTTTTACAGCCGTCATTGTGGCCTTGCCGCATATTCCATCGGCCTTGCCGCAATCGTAGCCACAGGCGTTCAATGCGGTCTGCATAAGCTTCACATTTTCGCCGCGCATCATGGGCGAGGTCAGCCTGAAAACGGTTGGGGCGGTATCCTCAGCCAGCGCGGGGTGTTTGCCCTGGTGCGTCCAGCCGCCGAGGCACAAGTGAAGATTTACCACGCCGTAATCGCGGCCTTTAGCCTCTATCACCATGCCGTTGCCGACGTATACGCCTACATGTCCCATTTTGCCCTTGGCGAAGCTGTACCTAAATACAAGGTCGCCGGGCTGCATCTGCCACGCGGCAAGCTTGCCCTTTTGGGTACATTGTCTGTACAGCCCTGCGGCACTTGTATCACCGTCAATCAGCCCTTTTATGTCACGCAGCCAATGAATGATAAGGCCGCTGCAATCAAAGGCATACAGCGGCGTTTTGGTGGCTTTTTTGATGTATGCAAGGGCGCGTTCGGCATTTGCTCGGGAGGTTTCCTTGCGCCGTACCCATTTTTCAAGGTCGGCGCGGTTGTCTACCCTTTCGCCCTGTGCGCCCCAGACGTAAGCATCACCCAGATGGCTATTCAGGTATGCGACAAAATCGTCTATCTTTTTGCCCATATTCTTACTCCCAAGACCAGCGCGGCAATAATCATCACAAATCCCACATACATAGGCGCGGAGCCGGTCTGCGGCAAGTCGGGTGTGCGCACTACCACGCCATCAGCCCCCCATACCGCCGTAGCCTCGGCTTTGATGTGCTGCCCGAGATTTGCCACAAGCGCGGCATCGTCCATATATATCTTGCCCGCGTAGATGTCGTCAAGCGTCATACTCAGCGCGTTCAACTCGCTGGTCAGGTCGGCAAGGCCGCCCGCTATGGATACATCTACCGCCGCGCCATTGCGGCGGACGAATGTCAAGCTGCCTATGGTCACGGTATCTCCGCTTATGGTCACGGGCTTGCCGTCATAGGTCAGCTCCGCCAATGGGGTGGTATACTTGTATACCGCCCGCACGGCGGGGTATGCGCCTGTGACTATCGCGGCGACTACATCGCCATCAAGATACAGCACGTCCATATCCGTAAGATTGATAGTGCCCTGCACGGGATTGCCTTCGGCATCTGCAAATTTTGCCGTAAAGTACACCACCGTGCCGACTGTAGCAGCCTTGCCCGGTGCAGGGGTATAGGCCGCGCCGCTTGTGGTCGCCACCTTGTCCAGCTTAGTGACGGTTACGGTGTAGGTCGGGGGCGGATTGTCCGCGCGTCCCCAGCCCATAGCCAGTGCGCCCGTGCATATGCACAGCAGCACAACGGCAAGCAACATTGCAAAGTATCTTTTCATTATTTCAGCCCTCCTTTGGCTTTATAATCTCTCTGATGGTCTCTAAAAATGCCGCCAGCTTTGATACGCTCGGCAGCCCCGTCATGTCATCTACCGCCTCGCGGATACGGTCAAGCTTGGCTTGCAGCTCGTCCCGCTCCATTCGGTCAGCCTTTATCCTGCGGTTGTACGCAAGGATTTTTTCACGCAGCTCGTCCGTCATTCCGTCACCCCCGATAGCAGCATATTTAACGCTTCTTCAAGCACTGCTATTCTTTCTTCTGCTGTGGGTTCGGGCGCGGGCTGTTCTGCCGCAAGCTGTTCAAGCTCTGCTATTTCTTCCGCGGTCAATGGCGTATCCTCAGCAAAGCTTACCTCGCGTGTATTGCCATCGTATATAATCATATCATCACCCCCGATTGTATATCCTTAACCGGCCCTTGTACGGCATTGCAGTATAGCCGTTCTGCGCATATCGAGACACGACAATCTGCGGCCACGCAGCCGCATCAGTTGGATAATAGACTCCTTGCGCACTCCCTATCTTGTCGTATGACACAAAAGCTTGTGATGTAGTCCCGTAAATTTTGCCATTTTCCAAGTCAAAATCGCAGACAATATGGTTATATATGCCTTTGCGCTGTTGATAACCGATTTCGTTCGCGATTGTCGTCTTCCCATTTGGGTCAAACCATTCAGACATACCAAACGTCATGTAGCGTGTCGCTCCTAAAAATTGCCCGTCAAAAACCATGCGAATCTTATCAGACGCATTAGACGGCATATTTATCGACACCGTTTCGCTTGCTATCATAATATATTTGCTCCAATCATCCGCGATTACGGGCGGCACATAATCGCTCGTGCTGAATGTGTTGGCTGACAAAACCTTTAACTTAAACTGGGCTACGGGATTCCATTTCTTCTGGTCAAAGTTTTGGGACAACTGCAATAGCGGCTCTATGATATTGATTTGATACCATCCAAGGATTTCGCCCGCCGCTGCTATGGTCGTTAGGTCTAATCTTCCATCAGATGTCCATATCTTAGTATCCGCATCGTAAGCTATCGGGTATACCGCCGGACGCCCGGGCGGAAATTTACTCTCATCGTGGACATACTCAAGTATCAGTTCCCCTCCGCTCGGCATATCCACCGCCTCCCATTCGGTCGGCTTGCCGTCCTGCACGGCCTTGACCTTGATGATTTGCCCGGGAGTAGCGGCGGTCAGGCCGAGGGATATAGCCGTATCGGCCTTGGCAAGGCTTGTCTGCACATCGTACGCAAGGTCGGTTTTGGGTATGCCGGATGCGGGTTTGGTGTACGCCGCCCCTGCTTTTTCGGCGCTGATGTTCGCCCGCGCCTGCTCTTGTTGTGCTTTCGTCAGGGTTTGCGGGGTGTATGTCACGGCATCTTTGCTGCCGCCGCTTTCAGCCGCTTCATTTATCGCCGCCACAAGGCTGCTTTTGTCCTCGGTGGACAGGTCGGCAAGATTGCCCATGTCTGCCCGCAGTTGCTCCTCCACCGTGGGTGGGATTATGGGGAAGGGTTTGCCCTCCGTGCCGCCTGTCGGGGCTACGCTGATATGCGCAACGTTTGTGGTGATACGCGGTATCACTTCGCCGTCCCGTGCGGAGTTGCCCACAAGCCATACGCGCCAGTCGCCCGCTGTAAGGTTAAGCTGCTGCTTAGCGGTTATCTCCCCGCCTGTCACGGATATCTCGTGTACCGTGCAGCCCTGCCCAAACATTGCTTTAATCTCGCGCCCTGTCCAGTCCTCCGTCTCGCATATCACCTTTGCGGTAAGGTACTGCACGGATTCAGCGGCAAGGGGGAGATATTCGGCGGTAAGGGTCTGGTGGTTGGTAGTTAGGGTGATATTGTAGATCATGTGTCCTCCTTATTCGTTGGTCAGCTTGGTACGCGTGCCCGTGCCGACCCGATACCACAGGGCGTTGTTGTATTGCGCCCATAGCTGTATATCTTTTGTCTTGTCGTTGGGGGCAAAAGCGTTTTTCAGCTTGGCTGTCCGCAGCGACGTTATACTTATGCTGATATTCGCGCTGCCGTCAAAGTTCGCCGTACCATCTACATCGCCAGTCAGTCGGATTTGTCGGGCAGTACTAAGCTTATTCGCGCTGCCTGCGGTGCTTGCCGTCCCTGCGTTGATTGCCTTTATTGGTCGGCCTACCACATATTCAACGACATATGTGCCGTTATCCTCCAAAATTCGCACGCGGTCGCCCGCGTTAAAAACAACGCCGCTGTTGACCTTGTAATGCTTTTGGGATTCGCTGCCGTCGTCAAATGACAGCGTTACACCATCATCATGCACGGCTTTTATGGTTGCAAAATTCACTCCGTAATCCTCCTTGCTTTGTGTCGCATCTTGCCGCCCGCACGCAGTTCCATACTCCACGCGGTTTCTTGGTAAATCTCGTTTATGCCCAGTACGTCATGCTCAAATTGATACACGTCCTTATAGCCATGCATCGGCATAAGGCCCGCGGCAAAGTCTATGCCGTGCAAATCCGCCTCGGCTTCGATTGCTCGGCGGCGCACATACGCATCAAGCTCTGCCTGTGTGCTTATGTCGCGCAGTTCGATTACTTCCGTCACTACTTGCCTGTTTTTGGTGCTTAGGGGTGACTGTGGGTCGTCGTTTTCATACACCGCCCGCATGGGCGCGACTTCGGGGGACGATACATAGGCGATAAATCTGTTTGGCGTGTCAAAGTAGTCTACAGCCTCTTTGGCCTCGCCCATTATCACGCTGTCCTGCTTAGTGCTGTACTTGTATGCGATATCGCTCAGTTCAACGTCTCTTTGCTTGCGTGCAATAAAAATTCCGTTTGCGTCGGGGTGTATGGGTGTGTAATTAATTGCCGCCAAAAGCTCGTTGATTATGTCCAGCCTATATGCTCCGGGCGCGTATTCAACCGCCTCGGCAATAGTGTCCTCCGCGCCTTCGATGTTCGCGCGGGTTATGCCCGCGCCGTACAGCACATTAAGCACTATGTCTGTGTAGCGCGTCCCTGCCGGATAGTATAGCCGCGTGGATATGCCGTCCGTCTTTAGCAGTTGGTTAAGGTCGTATGCCTCTACTGTGCGCGATACCGTCTTTGCTTTCGCCACGCGTTCCGGCGACGACAACACAAATACCCCCAGCGGCCATTCCGCCCATGTATCACCCATGCGCAGCCCAAAGACGGGGCGGACACGCGCGCTGAGATAGTCTATCTCTTCATCTCGCATTTCAAACAGCGCCGTGCGCATAATCGCTGCGGCGCTGTCAAAAGTTATAGTTCCACTGGATACGGTCGTTATGTCGCGCTTGTACTGCAAGTCGCGCCCCAGCAGTTCGTAGCGCACGCGGATTTGCCGCGTGGGTGCTACAAGCGCCGCCTGTATCTCTGCATCCGTATATCCTCCCCGTGCAAACTGCATCATACTACCTCGCTATATTCGACTTCGTTTATGATAAACGACAGATTATATATCATGCCGTAGTAGTCTGCGGGCTGGTCGGAGGGGCTTATGCACACGCCGTACATTTTCATGCGTGCATTTCGATACAATATCGTTTTGCGCTGCCGTATCACCCGTTCAAGCGCCTTGTATGCGTCCTTGTCATTTGTGGCAAAGGATACGCTTATGCTCCTTTGCGCTATCTGCCCAAACTCCGCCACGGGCTTTTCGCGGCCTGCGTATTCCATCATACTAACGTCATAATCGGTATGATACCTGTCCTGCACGTTGTAGCGCACCTCAAATGGGTGCGTGGGGTCGTCCACGGGCGTAAGCCACCCTGTCGTCAGTTCAAATGTCGTGCGCTGCTGTGCGCCCTTGCTTTCACCGCTGTCACTTACGGCTATAACCTTATATCGCACTTCGCCATCCATTACAGACCAGTCTTTATACTTTTTTGTCGTGGTACTGCCGATGCGGATAAAATCCGTTTCGCCGGGGCTAAAGCGGTATATATCATATCGCAGTATTCCTGTTTGGTTGTGGCTTATTATCAGTTCAATGCCATCTTTTTTTTTTGAAAGAAAGAAGGATGGCGTGGTCGGAATTATGTAATTTGCCGTTATGGCATCCTCTGCCCATGCGCTGTAGTGCGCCGCTTCATCCCGCGCGGATACGCGCACGGTGTACTGTTGACCGTTTTCAAGCGCAACAGGAATATCATAAAATTGGTCGCTGCTCTCCGCTGTGATGTCCACTATGTAGGTCGCGCCCTTTAGGATTTGCACCTTGTATGCACTCTGGGCAAAGGTGGTCGTCCATATCAAGCGCGGTTTTGCCGCCGTGAAAACGCTTGTCACTATACTCGGAGCCGTCGGTGCTGTACCGTAGTATGCATATGCCTGGTCGCTGTAATCGCTGGGCGCGTCATCTGTGTCTATGGTCTGTACGCGCCAGTAAAAATTACCGCTGGGGATTTTGGCAATCGGCACATCGGCATATTGGTTGGTGCTTGTCGCGGTGATTGTCTCCCACGTCAGGCCGTCACCCGATATTTGCAGATTGTAGCCCTTTTGCGGCAGATTGCTCTGCGGGCTGGGGTTATGCGCCCAGCTGAAGCGCACCACGCCGCCGCTTGGCGCGACCGTCTCTCCCAGTATCGGGCTTTTTACGGTCGGGGTTTGCGGGCAGTCGGCAATTACCGTTTCTATGTAGCTGCGGTTTGATAGCTCCTGATCGGTATAATTCGTCCAAAAATGTGAATAGAAGTCATAATAATATAGGCTATCGGCTGTATACTTATATGCTATTTTTGCCGGTATCCTATTATCTATCGGGTTAGATATCGGGGTATATGCCGACATCTGCGCAAGATATATACTGCCATCGCTCGGTATGTCATATCCTTGCGGCAGGTCGAGTGTTATCCAATTTCCACTTGCCACCGTGTCCGGTAAATCATCATAGCTTTTTACGATGTTTGCGTATCCCGCAGTATACTGCATGGCCGCAAACCCGCGTACCGGAATCGCAGGTGTCGGGTTGATATACACGGTTTCAGGATCGCTTGTTGTATCTTGTACTGTATAGCCGTCTGGTGGGGTCGTGCTCTTGCTGCGCTTTATTCCGTATTGTTCGTAAGCTGCACCAACGTGCAGCTTTACGGCGTGGGATATTGCCTTCTTTCCTGCGGGGACAGTCAGCCCGCTATAATCAAGCCTTGTTATCCCCCTTGCATACTTTTGGCATTGCTCGGCAGAGCCGTCTACCCTGATTATGTTGTCTAAACCTATGCCGCCTGTAAAATATGTTTTTATGGTCGTTTTTGCCATTACTTTGCCCTTTCTGCCTGCCTTGCGCGCTTAAAGGTTGCCGTCATTGCCGCCACGGTTTCCATGTCGCGCGATTGCACGGTCAAATAGTAGTTATTCGTGCCGCCCATGTTGCGGCTGTCCTCCGCGCTGTATACCCTGCTCCCCTGCGGCAAGGATACCAGTTCCGGCCCGCGTTCGCCTACCCAAGTCAGCCCGCCGGGCCAGTAGTCCGTGCCGTCCGCGTTGCGGCCTATGTTTCTCCCAAAGCCGCCGCTCCACGCGCGGGCGCTCGCCCCCTCGTCGCTAAAAACCTTGGCTATATTTTCCCCGTAGCGTGTGAGGTTGCTGTCGTCAAAGCCCTTACCGCTGATAAGGTTAAACAACTGCTTAAACAGTTCTATGACTATGGCGATGGTGTTAGCTACTATGGTCAGCGCGTCGGCCAGCACGCCCAGCGCAAGCGCAAGGGTTTGCAGCACAGGCACGCCATCCTCCGCCGTGCCGAGAAGGACATCAAAAAGCGGTTCAAGCGCGGATACCACGTCAAGCAGCGCACCAAAAACTTCCAAAATGCCTGAGCCCTCGGCGGCTTCTTGCAGCCGCACGAAAAGGTCAGCCCCTTTTTTCATCAGATTTTCGACTGCCGGAGCCATGCCGACGGCAATCTGATTCTTGAGGGCTTCGCCTGAGCGGTTCATGCGCTGTAGCTGGTCATCAACCGCGCCCAAAGCATCTAATGCTTCCTCGCCCATTACATAGCCTACATTGTGCGCCTCTTGGGTAAGTTCGCGCAAGCCGTCGCTACCGGCTTTTATTAATGGATTCAGATCGCGTGCGGAACGCCCGAAAATGGTCATTGCTATCGCGTCGCGTTCCGTTTCATTGCTTATAGCGCCAAGCGCGTCTATTACATCGCCGAAAACCTCTTGTGCGTCGCGCAGCGTGCCGTCCGCATTTTGCACGCCAATACCCAGCTTGTCAAAGGCTTCCGCTTGCTCTTTGCTGCCGCGCCGTGCCGCATCCATGCTCCTTATCATTTTTGATTGGCTTGAAGTGAGCGTATCCAGCGATACGTCCACAAGCTCGGCGGCATACTGATATTCTTGCAGCGCTTCGGTCGATAGCCCCGTCACCACGGATTGCGTAAGTATTTCATCCGCGTATGCCGCTGATTCTATAGTCAGGCTTATAAGCGCTTTTTCGACCTCTGCCACCGCCGCGGCTAAGGCGGCAAATGTACCTATTGTCACAAGCGTCTGCGTGTCGATTTTAAGCATCCCGTTAAGGGTGTTGGTCATTTCCTTTGGCAGACTTATGCCGAATTTGCCGCCGATATCGTTAAGCGCGTCGCCAAGGTCTTGGGTGTTTTCTTTTGCCTTGCTTTCTTCTTGCCCAAAGTTTTCTACGGCATCCTTGCTTTCTTCGAGCGCGCGTTTTTGTTTCAGCAGGGCGGCTTCGGTATCTTTTACTGCTTTGGCCATGCGCATGGTGCGGGCATCATTTTCGCCGTATGCTTCCGTCAGTTTTTTTAATCGTTCCTGCTGCAGTTCCTGTTTTTTCGTCAATTCACCGACAATTTTATTAAGATTTTTGTTTGTTGCGGTTAATGCCTCGAGGCTATCCTCATTGCCCTTAAATTGCTCTTGTAGCCTTTTACTTTCGGCGTTAAGTATATTCAGGCTACCGTTTATGTTGCCAAGCGCTTGCCTATATTCTTTTTCGCCCTCTGCAATAAATCGCGTTCTAACATTTGGCATCGCTTTATACTCCTAAGTATTCTGCAAGGCTTACGGGCTTTTCAGCCTCTTTCGCCTTGCCTATCTCTTTATACGCTGTCAGAATTTTTGCTATGCGGTATGGCGTTGCAGTCGCCCAAAAATCACGTTCGGGCAGCCGTAACGCCATCACCCACACAGCAAGATACCATGCAAAATTCAGCGGTTCGCCGCTGTCTCCGTTTTTTTTTCTGTGTCCTCGCCTTTCAGCGCATCGGTCACAAGGGGCAGCACAACGCCGCTTATACAGCCCAGCTGGCTTATAGGGATTTCGCGCCCTACCTCGCGCACGGTCAAATCGCCGTCCGTAGCGTCATTTATCATTGCCGTCAAAAATGTCAGCGTTGCCCGTATGGTGCTGCCCTTAAAGGCGCGGGATATGTCGCCGCCGTAGGCTTCTTGCACATCCGCCAAAACGTTCATGTTGCAGCACAGCTTTATTTTTTCTCCGCGCCACTCAAACGGTGCGGTTTTAAGCCTAATGTCGTCCATGTGGCCTCCTTACGCGCTCGCGCCAAAGCAAGCGTTTATCCACGCTATAGCCCCAGCAGCATCGTCAAGCACGGCCACCTCCATTATGTCTTGTGTGTCCGCGTCGCTCGGCAGAAATTGCCCCGTTGTCGTCGGGGTCTGAAATTGTATGTTTTCGCCTTTGGTCTGCAAATTCATTGCGGGCTGGCCGAAAAGCACCTTATGCACAAAACAAGCCGTTACCTTATTCGTGCCGTCCCGCATATCGGGCGCATAAAAGCCAAGGCCGACATACTTAGGTGTATCCTTCGCCGTGGTCAAAAGGCTCTTGGTCGCCGCGGTGGATATGGTGCGGGATTTTTCGGTTACGCCGAATATTAGCTTCTGGGCATCGTCGGGGATGTACTTCACGCCCGCGGATATCGTGCCGCCCGTTACCTGTTTCATATATTCGGCGAGTTTGCCTTCTGCATATAGTCTGCCTTCGGCGGACGTAAGATTAAGCTGCACGGTCATAGCGTCGCCCATGCTTGTGGGGGTGTCGTATGTCACCGTGCCGCTTGCGTTTTTGTACTCGGCCACTTTCAGGCCGCGCAAGTCAAAAGTAGGCATTTAATTTAGTCCTTTCTCCTTCAGGTATTGTTCTGTTTTCTTCTCCATCAATTCTTCATACTCTTTGCGGGCTTGTTCTTCCGCTTCCGTCCAAAAATGTGTGCCGCGGTAATTTGACCGCCCGTAGTTCAGGACATATGCAATATAGCTGTTTGCGGTGCCCTTCGAGTTTCTTTCTCTTTTTCCAGTAGCTTTGACTTCGCTGTATTTTTGCCCGTCCTTGTCTTTGCCTTTTGTGATTTTGATAGACCTTAGTAGTTCGCCCGTTCTGACGTGATGGTGCCGCGTTATGCTTTCCTCGATTTTTTTCTTTGCGATTTCCCCGCCAGCCGCGAGCAAATCGTCCACAAAGTCCGCTATGCCGTCCTCGGTCGTGTGCAAGGCGTTTTGTATGTTGTCTATGCCATCCACATACATCTTAGCCATATATACCGCCTATATGTGTCGCCGTCATGGGGATATGATACAGCCCCGTATCTGGCTCATAGTCCTCGGCATTTACGGTGCAAGTCCATCCCGCCGCCTGCAAAAGTCGCTTGATTTCAAGCAGCTTCGTCTCAAACGGCACGGTCTTGGTGTAGTAGTCTACCGCATACAGCACAGACGTTTCAGCCTCGGTTCCTTCGGCGTACAGCGTTGTCGATTGGGTTATAAGCTGATAGGTCACGTACTCGGCTGCGTCGCCCATGTAGGGCGGGTGGCATACGGTGTATTTGTCTTGCAGTATTTCCGCAATCGTCATGCCGTCACCACCCTTTGTACTTTGATTTCCAAAAATTCGCAGCGGTCGTTGACGTTATTGATGCTTATCACCTCATATGGTTCCGTGTCTCTCTCCCGCCATATGCGGCTTTTGACCGTCACCAGCGGCGAATAGCGCATGGTTATCGTTGCGGGCTCGCGTAAATGCAGCTCGGCGGCTTGGTATATCTCCGCGCCGTGCGCGTTAACCCACTTGCACCACACAGGCCGCGTAAATGCGTTCACAAATTCTTCTCGGCTGAAGCCGTCCCTTATGGTATATACGGGATTTTTTATGGTGATTTTTGTTCGCAGCTCACCCGCGTTTGCGCGTGCCGCCATCAAAACCACCAGCCTTTGTATTGCCGCAGCATGGCCTGTGCCGCCATGTCAACTTCGCTTGTATTTGCGGTTGTGACGGCTTCGCGGTTGGCGTACCAATGCCCAATCAGCAGCAGCATTGCCTGCCGTACCATAAACGGCACATACCCGCCCGCCGTGTATGTGATAGTAGCATTGGGTTCGTTGACCGTCACCGTTCCGCGCCGCAAGTCCGCCGTATACTCCACGGTTTTGCCATCTACCGTCACGCTGTCAATGCTTTTTATCGGGCAACGCGGCAGTTCGGTTGTTCCTGCCGCGTCCGTCAATGCGGTTATTTTCTGCGGCGCAAACGAGCGGCCCGTATAGTTTTCGCAGTATTCCCGCGCCGCAGCGATAAGCGGCAAAATTATCAGCATATCCTCGCTGTTATCGTCGGGGTTAATGCGTAGATGCATCTTTGCCGCGTCGAGCGTTACAGCCTCATTTATTATTGTTTGCGTCAAAATTTGTGCCGCCATATCTAACCTCCGTTCTTGCGCGGGGCAAAACGCCCCGCGTGTTCATCTTATGAGCCCTTAATTTTAAGGCGGGCAAACGCTTCGCCTACCACGGGCGCGCCGTCGCCGAAGTACTCGACCAGATAGCCGATTGAGTTATTCGGCGCATACAGCTCGTTGAGCACCTGTATGTACAGGCCGTCGCCGTCGCAAATCATGTAACCCGTCCTAAAGTCGCCGTATACCGCGGCGTACTTGCCCGCCGTGTAGGTATTGGGCGCGTATTCGCTCATGTACACCGGTGCTCCGAGCAGCCTGTCGGGCTGTCCCATCTGTACGGACGGCTGCCATATATACTGGCCGTCGCTGCCCTTGAGCTTGGCCAGCGTCTTGCACAGGTCGCGGTGCATCACCCAGGACGCATTGCGCGTATACTGCCCCTTAACCGCGTACTTGGTTTCGATCATATCGTCTGCGGTTATTGCAGTCGCGGCGCTTGTAATGTCGCGGGCTTCGGGTACTCCGTTCGCGCTTGCGACAAAAACGCCGAGCGGGCCGTTAGTACCCGCGCCGTTCATATAGGCGTTCTCCTGCGCGGCTTCAACCTTGTAGAGTATCCTGTCAAGCACCGTCTGGTCGGGCGAGGGCGCGTGCCGCATAAGGGTTCGGGATATTTTTATCAGCTTCGCAAGGCGCTGAGGCTTGAACTCCCTGCGGCCAAAGGCAATGGTCGCTTCTTCGGGCGCTGCCGCAATCTCGGTTGTCCACTCGATATCGGACGCATCGGCAGTAAGCGTCGGATAGCCAAGGCTCTGCGCATTGCCGATAGGACCGACGACATCACAGATTTGGCGCATAAACATATCGTTTTTAAGTCCGGCTATCAACCTGTTCACAAATTCAACGGGGGCGGTCAGATAGCCCGCGTTGGCATTCGTGCCGAGGGTCTGCGTGGTGTTGCGATACGCGGCTATGTCGCCCTGGTCGCCCCGCAAGGCGCGGCCAAACATATCCACGATTTTGTTTTTGGCATTGTCCCGCTGTACATCGGCCACTTCTCCGGCAGCCCGCTCGCGCTCAAGCTGCTTCTGTTCGCGGGTTATGCTTGCGTTAAGCTTGTCAAATTCTTTTTCAAGCTTGTCATACGTTGCCTTGTCGTCCGCGTTCATTTCCTCCGCATCATTGCGGTTCATCACTTCGCGCAGCTGGGCGGTTATCTTCGCCCTTTCCTGCATCATCTCATACATTTCTTTTGCCATTTCATACCTCCAAAATTTTTAATCTCATGGCCTTAAATCTTTTGCGCTGTTCCGCCAGCGCTGCGTTTGTTGTATCTGTTGTGGGCTGGATTTCTCCCCCATTATCAGGCTCGTTTATATCGGGCGCGTGCTTATAACGGGCAAAATACTTGCCCGTGTTTGCGCACGCCGCTATTTTTTTGTTCTCAATCAGCTCATCCGCGAAACCCGCCTCTTTTGCTTCCTTGCCGCTCATCCACGTCTCCGCGCTCATCATGGCCGCTATTTCGTCCTTGTCTTTGCCCGTGCGGGCAGCGTATATGTCCGCAATCTGCCCGTTAAGGCGCTCAAGTTCGTCGGCGGTTTTCCGCAAATCCTCTGCGCCGCCGCCTGTGTATGTCCATGCGTTGTGTACCATCAGCGTGGCGTTTTCCGGCATTTTTATGACATCGCCCGCCATTGCTACAACGGACGCAGCGGAGGCTGCAAGGCCGTCTACATGGACGGTCTTTTCCGCTTTATGCCGCCGCAAAATGTTGTAAATGCTGAATCCTGCAAAGATGTCGCCGCCGGGGCTGTTTATGTAGACATCAAGCGCGGATATATCCCCAAGCGCCGCAAGGTCTTTCTGGAATTGCGCGGGGGTAACTTCGTCACCAAACCATGACGTATCGCTTATTTCGCCATATAAAAAAAGCTCTCCGGCATTGCCGAGGGCTTTGAACTCCCAGAATTTATGCACCTTTTGTATCTCCTTTCACCTGCGCGCTCTTTGGCGCGTTTAGTTTTGCATTTTCCAGCGGCAGCATATTGCCGTTGATAAAGTATATCCGCCCCAGTCCGTCAGGCAGCGGGTTCATGTCCTCAAGCTCGCGTATATCGTCCGCGTTCATTATGCCGTTCTGCCGCATCGAGTTATAATAGCTCGTCCGTGACGCGGTATCGCCGCGCAGGAGGCCGTTTGTGTTAAATTTGTAGTAATATTCGCGCTGCTCTGCCGTTGTCAGCAAGTCGCGGTAAAGCGCTTGCTCTATGCGCACGGATAACGGGTTTATGCAATCGCGCACAAATTCCGCGCTTTGCTGCTCGATATTGCTAAATGTGGCCTTCTCTAAGTCCATGCACATATGCGGCGGCACGCCGAATATCCTGCATATTTCCGTTACCGCCCATTTGCGGCTGTCGAGCAGCTGCGTTTTCTGCATGTCCCTGTCCCAAGGCTGTGCCGTGGAGCCGTTCTCTAAAAACATCCATTTGCCCGCGTTCTCCACGCCCGCATAATTGGCCTTAAAGTCCTCCTTGAAGCGTTCATATGCGCTGTCCGATAGCTCGCCGGGATATGTTATATACCCGCCCGGTGATGTGCCGCTGAATCCTCGCCGTGCATACTTTGTCATGCTGTCGTTCAGGCCAAGCACCCCCGCCGCTATGTCCATCGGGTCTTCCGGCGTTCGGCTTGCAAATCTAAACCCCGGTATAAATACAAAATCGCCATCCCGCAGCGTTTCGGTTATTCCGTCCGCCGTGGCGTATATGTACTGCTCCCCGTTGCGGCTGTTGGTATAGACTTGCGAACAGTTTGCCGTGGGCAGATTTTTAAGCGCTGTTATTACTCCGCTGCGGTTGCGCACTATGCGCAGATATCCGCCGCGTGTCAGCAGTATGTTTGCCACAAGCATCTGCATCATTTCATACGCCGTCGTGGTCGGGTTTGGCAGTATATTTGTAAGCTTGTATAACGGATGGTCTTTGGCCTTCTGCTTGCCGTTGTTACGGTCTCGGTACATATGCAGCGGCAGCGCCGCCATTGTCTTGCTTATCAGGTCAACGCACCTGAAAACCGCCGCAACCTGTAAGGCCGTATCCGCGCTTATGGAGCACCCGTTGCCCATAAGGTAATCCTGCCATGCCGTATCGCTGGATACAGGCGGCAGTTTTTCTACACCTGCCGCGCGTATCTCAATTATTTTGCCGAATAGCTTGATTTTTTTCATTCCCACCTCATATTACGCGCAAGCCGCGCTGTTCGTACACGCTTCGTTTGGGTTCTAGTTTGACCGCCGCCGCCATTGCGTCTATAAGTGCGCACATGGGGTCAATTCGCTCGATGCTTTTGTTCTTCATCGGCTTTATGTTCTCGTTGCCGTCCTGCGCTACCACAACGTTGCCAAATGTCCACCGCCCGCAGGGGTTATGCTCGTGCGTTATCTCGCCGTCCATCATCAGGCGCTCCAGCTCCTTCATGGCGGGCGACATTCCCGCCATTGTCTGGGGTATGGTTATAACCTTCTGTTGCGCTATTTCCTGCTGCATCAGCGGGCGCAGGGAATCAATTCGCCATTGGTCGGCGGCGATATACTTTACATTGTAGTCCAGCATCAGCTTATCAAGATAATTTGCTATATAGGCATAATCGACGCAGTTGCCGGGCGTTGCGTGCATATGCTCCGCTTTAACCCATCTGCCAAATGGTACATGGTCGCGCTGTTCGCGCTCGCGCATATTGTCCTCCGGTATCCACGCGTCCACAAAAAACCGCCATTCCGTCTGCTCCGGTAACGGTGGGAAAAGCACCGCCACGCCCGTAAGGTCGGTTGTGCTTGATAGGTCGATACCCACATAGCACTCGCGCCCCAGCATATCGGACTTGTGCCAGTCGCCTTCGGTATCGTCCCACAGCGTGATTGGCATCCACCCTGTGCGCTTCAACGATACCCATTGATTCAGCCGCAGCCAGCGGAAAAGCTTCTCCGCCGCAGGGCTGTTCCGCGCCTTTAACGCCTCGCTGCGGACATTCTCTATTTTTATCGACACGCCAAGCGAGGGGTTGGCGATGTACCAATTGGCCTCGTCATATATATCCGCAGTTTCAGGCACGGTATATATCTTGGCATAAAATGTCGGGTCTACAAGCTCGCCGCTTATAATTTTTGTGGCTATGTCATGCTGCTCCCAACCAACGCTTTTTCTGTCAGGGTCGTCGCCCGCCGTGGTGATGCACCAGATAAGCTGTTCGTCTCGCGCCGCGCCCGTGCCAAATGTCAGCACGTCCCACAGGTCGCGCTTGGGGTGCGCGTGCAGCTCGTCAATTATTACCACGGACGGGTTAAGTCCGTGCTTAGTAGCCGCCTCCGCCGAGAGCACCTTGAAGCGCGTATGCGTGCGAAGGTTCAACATTTCTTTTGTACTGTCCTTGATTTTTATAATCTTGGATAGCACCTTACTCTGCTCCACCATACTCTTTGCCGCGTTAAAGGCTATGGATGCTTGATTGCGGTCGGCTGCGCCGCAATATATTTCGCCTCCCGCCGGATCCATCACAAGATGGTAAAGACTGAGTGCGGCTATAAGCTCGGTTTTGCCGTTCTTCTTGGCTATCTCCAAATAACCCGTTCGGTATTGGCGCTTCCCGTCCTCATTCACCGTGCCATATACGGCATTTATAACGTCAATTTCCCACGGCAGCAGCACGAAAGGCTTCCCGTAAAAATCACCCGTATGCTTTAACGCCTGCACAAATTCTATAACCGCAAGCGCCTTTTTTGCGTCAACCACCGTACTTGTTCAGATAGGCCGCCATTGGGTCGCTTTCTGCTTCCTTCTTGGCGGCCGCAACTCCCATTCTTGCGCGGCCTACCGGAGACAGACACAACTGCTCCGCGTATTTCGCTATGTTCTGTCCCTCACGCCGCATTATAGTAATATACGGGTTTTCTGCGGGTCTGCCGTCCGCATTCATATAGACCAGCGGGCGGTTCTGGTATTCCTCTTGCGCCCTGCGGTATATTGCTACGCTTTCGCAGTACGCCATAAGGGTAGATATGTCCAAGTCATTGATTATCTTCGCGTCAAGCTGACGATACAGCTTAACTATGCGTTTCCACTCTTTTTTCGCTTCGCTTGATATGGTTTTGGGCGGCGTTAATTTATCGGTACAGCCTTCCGGTTCGCCGTTCTGTCGTCCGTCAAGCGTTTCTTTTGTGTGCCTTGCCTTGGCGTTGTCCACCAGTTTCAGCGGGGTTGGTTTTCTCCCGGTCGGCATACTGTTCTCCTTTCTTGTTTTCATCCATGCGTTTATCTCATGCCATTCGTGCCTTTTATGTTTTTATGTCCCTTTACGCTGTTGCAATGTATACACGCAGGCTGATGGTTGGTTTTGTCCCAGAATTTCGGGTCGTTCGCGCCATTCGGCGGGTCGATGTGGTCAACGCATTGCGCCACAATCGCACAGCCATCGTCCAGCCGCAGGGCGCAAAGCTGATTCTCCGGTCGGGACAAGAACCATTTTGAGTACTTATCCCACCTTGCATTGTACCCGCGCTCCCTTGACGTGCCGCGCCTGCCGTCACGCCTGCGCAGCTGCTCAAGCTTTTTCTCCCGCTCCGCTGCTTCGCCCGCCTCGCGGTGGTCGGCGCAATATTTGTCGGTTGTGACATTGTTGCAGTTAGGCCATGCGCAGAAGTGCGCCGGTTTCTGCGCCATATTATCGCCGCCCCCTCCTTGCCGGATATGGGCGCTCCTTCACTCCGCACCGCCTTTTATTTTTGTCATAGTGCTTGCACTCTTTGCAGGTGGCGGGTGTGTGTATCCACGTCACCCAAGCCGTCTTATTATTTCCTTTTCCCTCTCCGATAGCTCCCATATTTTTGCCCCTGCTTTCTCTGCTGCCGCTTTCTCTGCTGCTGCTTTTTCTGCTGCTGCTTTTTCTGCTGCTGCTTTTTCTGCTGCTGCTTTTTCTGCTGCTG